CTTTGGTTTTAAAGCATGGCAAACATTACATGTCGGTGCTGAGAAATAGAGCATAACCGCCAAATTATCTTTTATTGTTTTTTCTATTGATTCGATTGTATTCATAGTGAAATTATACAGTATAATCACAACATCTTCTGAAAGCCCGTAAAATAGGGCTAAAAAAATCTTAATTTGTGTTTTGTGTTAGTTTTGTGTTAAAAAAATTGACAATTCTTTTTATTTTGTGTGAGGTTTTTTGCGTTTTCGTGTGAGATTTTGTATGATTTTTGCATTTATTTTGATTAATGACCCCTCGTACTTAAAATCAACATCTTCTTCATAATCACCAGATAATATTTTCTTGCGTATTGTATTCGGATGTAAATCATTTTTTAATGCTACTTCCGTCACTCCATACCATTCTGGCAACTTTTCATTATGTTTTAATTGTTCATCAACCTTTTCAGTAAGCAGTTGTACTTGTTCGTGCAAATCTAAGATAATTTCGACTAAATAGCTGTGATTCGTTTTCATTTTTTATCCTTTCTAATTTATAAAAAATAAAATCTTAATTTGACCTTAAACTAATTCCACATAGCGTAATCAATAGCTTTGTCAAACTCCTTGTTGAAGTTTCTAGCGAAAACTTTCTCGACAACTGTTCTCGGAGAGATTCTTTTCTTTTGATGCACTATACTTTTCAGAATATACATGACTTTATTTCCACCATAAGGTAATCTTGACTTTCTCCTTCTTTTTGTCTTAGTTTTTCTTGTTCTTCGCTGTATCAGCAATTCCGTCCCATCATCTTCTTTTACAACAAATGTATTTTTAAGATTTCGAGGTCGTTTAGCTTTTGTTATTTTTTTACTAAAATTCTTCCTCACATTCGTTGTAGCAATAGCCATATGTCCACCAACTCTATTAGATGTTCGTGTTCCACCATCTATATGATAATTTAAAAAATCAGCCTTTGAGGTGATAGCACCAGTTAAATCCTTTTTATTTGAAAACTTAGCTTTGATACCTATTGGTGACCGCGCCAGCCATTTATTCCTAATCGTTAGCTTTGACTCAATATCATTTATTACTGATTTTTTAGCTTTAGTTAAGGTTTTGTTCAAAGCAAGAGATGAGGCAAAAGGTATTTGTTTTTTTTCTAAATCTGTAAAATCCTTCTCAAGACTCTTAATGTTTGTCGTTATTGTGCTCATATTTTGTTCCCTGTGTGTGTGTCACAATACCAATCTATTTTTTCTTGTAAAGTTTGCAGTTGAACTATATCTCTTTCAATCTTCGCAGTAAGTCTTTCAGATTGATTCGCGAGTTTATTGTTCGTCCACACACCAAATGAAATAGCGTAGCCTAGTATAACCACGATAAACCATTTTAGTGTACTTGCTGGGACAAATGAGTTGATGATTTTATCCTCTTCTCGTATCCTAGTAAATATTTTGTCAAATTGTTTTTGCGTTTTTTCATAATCCTCTTTATGATGTTCTTCTAGTGCATTTACTTTCTGATGTAAAAGTGCTCTATCTGTTTCAGCTTCAGCTAATTTCATAACAGCATCGCTCAACTTGTCCATATTTTTTTCTGTTCTTAATTGAGCATCCTCAATTTTTGCCAGCCTAAATTCCATTTGTGCTACCTCTTCCATTTATCTATATCCTCAATCGTCTTCAATCTTCCGTAGTTAAAATGCTTGTGTCCTTCTAATCGAACGGCTTTATAATAGGTGTAAGCCCATATGTGATAGTGTGCTTTTTTGAAAAAACCTTTAACCTCTTTTATATCCTCTTTCATAAGTTCATAAAAAGTATCATCAGCATATTTTCTTAATTCTTCAGTATTACCTCTCCAATAATAAAAATCGTGCTGGTTACATGAGGCTTTGAATATAAAATTCGGTACTTTAATAATACTGTTTTTTGCCCCGCAACCGTTGATTATTCCTTTTCTTTTTAACTCGTCTAAATAAGGTTTCACGTCTTTATAGTGAATCATCTGTAACATTTTGAGTCTCCGTTGGAAATGTGTTAAAAAATTCATCTAATGTTTTTATGCTTTTAACTTTATCTTCTTCAGCTTGTTGTAAACCAACAGTCATTATTTGGAGCTGAATATTGGCTCCGATTTTTTCTATCAAATATTCTTTTGTTACTCCTCTGGCTGTACATAAAATGTCAATAGTAGGTGTTGGAGCGTTGTTGTCTTCTGTGTATGCTCTATATTCTTTTTTTTGGTCTTCAAATGTGGATTGTTCTAATTTAGTAAATCTAGCCAGACCATCATCTGCCATTTTTTGGTATCTGCATTGCACCTCTTTTATTTTCATAATTTTAAGATTTTCTAATAGAATAATATTCATTTCATCACATTTAGTGATACCCTCTGTTTCTGTCCCTATAAATATAGCATCATAACCATCAGCGATGATTTTGTAATGATTGTCGTCAATAATTTCTAATGTGTATTTTTTCATTTTTTTATACCTTTGTTAATAATAGTTTTGATTTTGGTGTAATGTCAAGATTTATTCTTTCTAATAATGTGTTGTCCAAAGTTGTGTTTGCACCATTACCATCAAATAAATAAATAAAATTGTCTTTTAATGTGCAACTCATTCCGATTTTTGGAATAACATCAACTGTATATGAATCATATTCGCCAGTTGTTAAATCAAATGTCCTGATAGTGTTGTCGTATATAAAACCACCTGAATAACCAGCTCCTAATATCATATAAATCTTGTTGTTGTAGTACACCATATTATGACCTAATGATTTTTTAGTGACTATGTCTAAATCATTCCAAGTCCCGTCTGTGAAGTTATAAAAAGCAAAATTATTGATTGCTCCGCCATTATAACCACCATGTATATATAAGTTGTCTCCAACCAATACTGAAGCATGTAAATAAGTTGAGGTGTGTAATGGTGGTAAATAAGTCAGGGATTGTGTGACTAAGTTGTAGCTTATAACATCTGTTGTTATACCCGCCGATGTTGAACCACCAGTTATAATGAGTTCATCACCTTTTATGTCCATTGTATGACCATATCTACCTGCACCAGTTAATGCAGTTGTTATTTGTGTCCAAGTATCAGTTGTGATGTTGTATTTCCATAAATCATCTAGTTTTGAGCCATCATCACCACCATAAACATAAATATCATCGTTATATAATGCTGATGCTGGGTATCTTCTGGCTGTTGCTCCTGATGATAGTTGCGACCATTTATTTAGTTCAATGTCATAAGACCATAATTCGTCTTTGAATGAAGACCCATATTTTCCACCAAACATATAAATTTTATTATTGTATAATTCAGTACAACCACCATAACCTTTCTCACCATCTCTAACACCGAATAGTTTGATTTGGTAATTATTTAAAATATTGTTGTCATATTCAATGTATTTTGTGGTGTCAAAAGTACCATCTGATGAATAAACGAAACCGCCTACTTTGCTTTTGATTTCTAATAGTGTGTTTGTGGTTTTTTGTACTTGTTGTTCTTGTTCTTGTTGTTGTGCTAGTTGTTGTTTGTTAAGTTCGTCAAAAAATTCTTGTATAGTCATATTTTTTCCTTTTTAATGTATATCATCGTTATTTATAGACCGATTGCAAAAAATGGTTAAAAAAGAAAAAATCGTATAAATAAAATAGTAATCGTTACCAACTTCTAAAAATATTTTTTTTCAAACCCCTACATTCTCCAGTAACGATTACTTTTATTCAGCCAAAAATCTTACATCTATGCTTAACCATCCAGAAGGACTACCTGGATGACTATCAGTCACTCTTGTGGTTAAAGCACCATAACCTTTCATGTCAATTCTTACAAAACCGCCTGAACAAGCACAACTATAAATATTGTTTTGAGATGGTCTCCATCCAGAAGGCAAAGTAGTAATAGCTGTATTTTCAGTATTAGAACCCCCTTTAATAAGACCTCTAATCCAAACTTCATTTGTTAAGTTGTTTTTTGTACATCTTAATGTTTGCCAACCCCCATTATAATTCACCCAATTGTTTTGAAGAGTTAGAGTAATTTCTGATGTAGTTAGCTTTTGATTGATTTCATTCTGTACTGTCTGTACATTTGCTATGCATGATTCTAAACTCATATTATGCTCCAGTTGTATCGGCTGTAACAGTTGGTAGCGTTGAGTCCAATATCTCTTGTTTTTTAACTAAAAAATTAGTAAAATTAGCCTGATTTCTTATCAGAATAGCTTTACTTAAACCTTGTAAATCTGTGTGTGTCATTGGTATTTGATTGTTATCCTTATCTAACCAGAAAAACCCTTCTGGTAAATCACCAACAGATAAAACACTCACAATCAATTGTTGGCTATCATTATCAGCTTGAAAAACTGTACCCATATAAGCAATATCTTCTTGATTGAGTTTAAAATAATTATCTTTCTCAGCTCTGATTAATGCATTTTTGAGTTCTTCATCACTTCTAAAATCTTTTATGCTTAATGTGTTAGTTTCTATATCAACATAATTATAATTATTATTGATTGCTTCCATCCACTCATCATCTGTGAATTCGATAAATGGTTCTGGTATTTCAGATTCAGAATGAATTTCTTCATCATACCATCCTAAGATTTTTTGTGTTGTAATGTCATAATTTAATTTTTTCATTTATATTTCCTTTTTTGATTTATTTTAATAACCTATTGCTATCCACGTAATATCAACAGAACTATTACTTTGATAAGTTTCAAATCTTCCTTTTTGTGTTTTAAGTGGATTAACAGTAATGTTGTATTGTCCATAATCCCCTGAATAACCATATCCCATCGTTTGTACATTTGCGCATACATGTGGGAATGCTATTGGGAATACTACAACGTTATCATTTCTATTTTCTAATCGACCCCATTGTATAATTAATCCTGATGGTAATTTCTGATACCCATTTGCATTTTTTTGTACTGAAAAATCTGCTGGTAAACCTCTAAGTAAATCAGCATCTAATCCGCTTCCAGAACCATCATTTCCTGCTGACCAAATAGTATTGCTATTATGTTTTAAACCAGTTGGTGCAGGTGTAATCAGATTTATAAGATCTGCTCCATCGTTTGTAACTTCTATTCTGAGTTCTTGTGTTTCTCCACCTGCTGGATTTTGTAGGGTAATTGAAGCACTATCAGCAGAACCACCAAATGCATTATCTGGAAATCTAAATCCATTTGTTGCTCCTGCTCCTGCTCTCAAATAACTATCTGTTCTCAAATTACCTTTAAGATAATTCGATACATCAGTGTCTATATACACACCCCAAGCATTTGTTGGTAATTCTCCTTCATAACTACCTCTAAACAAGAAACCATTTGTAATTTTTCCACCAGTAGTATTGTTATCAATTACTGATTGTGTTGCTATACTAGATGCGAGTGTACCAGTACCATTATGTTCAACTTCATTATAAGCACCTTTAGAATTGGCGATGTTTCCTGCGTATGTAGAATCTGTGAAAGACTTGTTGTATCCTCCGAATGAATAACTAGCATTTGAAGAAGTACCATCTGTATGTTTTCCTGAGAGTGCTAAGTTCATTCCACCATACATTGCACTAACATTTGATGTACTAGAAGTGTAATTTCTAGCTACAGAATAAAATCCTTTTATTTCATTGACGGTAGCATTTACATTCTTAGCAGTAGCGTAAGATTGTGTACCATAAGTTCTAGATGCTGTACCATAAGTAGTCGTGTAAACCTCTAAACCTCTAGTACTCCTTTCTTTATCAGTAGAATTACCACCAGTAGTAGTATCACCTAAATCTATAACTAAACCTCGATATACTCTATCTTGGGTGGGAACAGCACTTCCAGATATTGTTCCTGCTATGTAAGCTCCAGAGTATGTAGAGTCAGCAGCACCTGTACCTACACTTTGCCAACTTCTACCTGTCATATTAAGAGTGTATCCCGCTCTATCATTTGTAGAATTACTTGCTGATGTTAGAGTTAAAGCTCCACCTTTAATATTAGAACTACCTTGACCTTTATAAGAAGTATCAGAACAAAAATGCCACACATTTTTGGCATCATCGTGCCAGATATGGTCAACATTACTTCCGCTACCACTTGATATAAGACCATGACCAGTAAAATTTACATCACCATTAATATTCATATTTCTATTGGCTGTAATGTCTGTATCATTTATTAAAAATTTATCAGCGCCATTTACTTTGAATACGTGTCCTAAAACTCCTGCTGTTGGTGTAGTTAAAGAATCATTAGTTCTACTATCATAAACCATTTGTTTTGCATTATTATCAGCACTTCTTGACACTAAACTAGGAGATGTTGTAAATGTAGTAGATTCTTCCAAACTAAGACTCTGAGGAGGTGTACCATCTCTTGTTATTGTAATCCCTTTTTGTCCCGTAGTCATACCTTTAGTTGTTACTACTTTATCATTATTAATAGAAAAACTGTTAGTCCAATTTACATCATCTTCTGCATTAGTGCTTTTAGGTGCTACTCTTAGGTTTATGTTTCCATCAACTGAATCCGAATTCAATTCTATTTCTGCTGCTCCATCACCAGCTTTTGTATATTTTTCACTACCATTAAAATAATTGCCATTCCTAAGACCGAAGTTTCCACCACCATCATTCCAATAGATTCTTTTTCCCCCATCGCTATCAATAACAATTGCTCCAGATTCCCCACTTAATCTTATTGCTCCATCTGTTTTAGAATTGGCTGTCCAATTTGATGCTCTCAATGTTGTTGCTGTGACTTTTGGTATATTTAGTGATTTATCTGATGCTGTAAATGTTGCAATATTTGGTAATCTTGTTCCTGTACCCGAATAAGTTCCTCCCTCTATAAAAATATCTCCTTGGTCTGATAAAGTTATTGTACTACCTTTGTTTGTTGTTCCACCAGCACCCAAAAATGACATTTTTCCTGCACTATTTCTATAAGCATTTGAGAATAGCGTTGTATCGTAACCACCATTTGTATATAAACCACCCAAACCATTTATAAGAAGATGTGTTGCATTTGACCAAGAATCGGTTGGTCTTGATAAGTGTTGATGAGTATTTATTATTTTTCCATCTCTACCTAATGTTATTGCAGGTGTATCATAATTATCTAATCTTATACCTAGAGGAGTTCCAGTTGCACCAAATCTATATCTTAAATAATTGTCTTTTTGTTCAATATCAACAACACCATCTCCAATATTAAATGCTTGTTTGTGTGTCTTAAAATATCCAACTCCCAATGATTTAGATGTTGTTTGGTCTATATCTTTTCTTAAAAACTGAGAAGCTTGTAATCCATCAACTTTATCGGCATCTAATCCACTTCCTGAACCATCAACGGAATCATTCCAATCCTTATGCCATGCCCCCCAAGTACCACCAAGTTGTACTCTAGTCCATTGAACAATTATTCCATTAGCCGCATTTAATCTTGTTAAAATCTGTTTACAAAATCCGTTTGAGTTTGTGTGTCTTTGAACTTCTAAATAATACCATCCAAGTTCTGGCACATTTGCAGTTGTAGCATTCGTAACATTAATATCATAAAATCCTGATGCATATGTAATACCATCAACATTATCTAGGTTTTGATTTTCTGGTAAGTTATAAGAACTTTTATATCCTATTGAACCGGTTACTAATCTTGTGTTGGTTGTTTGATTAATATCCCTTCTCATAAACTTTGTGTCCATATCAGCTTTATTATAAGTAGCTTCAGTTGGCATTACATATGATTTTATCTCATTGTATTTGTTTGTAACATCTGTGTGTGTATATTCTATTAATTCAGCAGTATTGTCAATTGTATGGTGCTGAGTTGTAATATCCTCATGTTGAACTGTAATATCATTGTGTTGATTGGTAATATCATTGTGTTGATTGGTAATATCATTATGTTGGTCTGTAATATTCGTTTGTCTTGCTTTGACATCATTTTGTATGTCTATTATGTTGTCTATACATCCTTTAAAGCTCATATTTATTCCTTATAGCTATTTCTTTTATTTATACACAAGTAGTAATTTTTTCATAATCATTGTTTGCGATAACTGTTTCAACATCATCGAGAATCTTCAACTCTAAAAGAACATCATTTGATTTTCTGTTCTCTTTCAATAAACTCAAATCATTTGTTAATTCAACATTCCAAATTCTATTCAATCCAAAAAAAGGTGCTTCAATTGTAAAAGATTCATATCCATAATCAATTTCATTTATCCACCATTCCAAAAGAATTGATAAGTCATAATCTGAAATAACTCTAACTTTTATTTTTGCTGTTTGTTCTTCTAATCTTGATTTATTATTTAAAAATCTTTTCTTTTGTTGTAACCGCGATGTAAAACCACTTATTAAAATATAAGCTAAAGCGTGTGGGAATTCTCTTATACCGTCATTTATTACGCAACTCATTACACTATCTCCTCGAAGTCAAAACTTACTTGTATATATTCATCTAATTTATTTTTATTTTTTGTTGTTGTTAATTCTGCTTGTAGATTTGTGGCTCTTCCTATTAATTTTGTACTAGAAAAAATATTTTTACTATCACTAGGCAGATTTAGAATGTTGTCACATGAATCAATTGCAACAACATCTTGTGTGAACTCTTTTGTTTTCAATATCAATGAATCATAATTTTCTAAAGGTATTTCAAAAGTCCCTTTATGTTTTTGTATTCTGTTACCTTTAATAATCTCTGTATAACCACTTGTATTACTTACTTGTACTTTGTCAAAGTTTTTAATAGCCATTTGAAATTTGAGGTTAGTATCACCCATATCCATATGAATTGCTGGAAATACCATACCGAGTTCAGTATGATCACCATAAATATCGAATTTAGCGAAATCAGCAATTTGGTCTGAATAAGCTATAACTGTTGTACCCATTTTCTTAACTGTTATTCCATGAGCAACAATGTTTGTATAAGATAAGTCAAAAGTATATGAGGATAATGTGTTGCCACTTTTCATAAATGTTATTTTTATACTGTCACCAACAACATTTCCAAGAACTACTGATGTCAAAACACCATTTGGAGCAGATTGAGCTGAATAAACACCAACACTTCCACTCATTGTTCCTTCTTTTGTTGATACTGTATATTGTTTCGTATCGAATAAGGCTGCTTGATTTACTAATCTTTGGTAAATAAGCGTATATCGTTTTTTTGTAACTGTATTTTTTGGGAGTTGATACCATTGTCCTTCATCAACCTTTTGTTTAAATGCTGTTGTTGAATATCCATTTTTTTTGATAAGTATACCAGCATCATAATCATAAACATAACCAATTGGGTCTGGAATAAGTGAGGCTTTACCATAAACATGAATAGTGGGTAATTTATGGGTGCTACCGTCCGCTTTTAATGTGTATTCTGGTTGTAGTCTTCTTAGTTTTAATACACTATCAGTTGAAATGGTATGCATTTTTACAGATTGAATTTCTTGATTACAAGAAGAATCTGAAGGTGGTGTAAAAGTGCTTTCATTTTTTCCATTCCAACCATCAAATATTATGTTGTCTGCATATGAACCAGTAACATCAGTATCCATTATTTGCCAGCAACCTATCCCCTGATTGACATATTTAAGTTTGTAACCTATTCCATCAAGCTGAACTGTTGCATGAGTGTCATATCCTAAATATTCTTGGTACTGAGGCAAAGGGTCTTCATACATTTCAACTTCTACTTTATAAACCTCATCGCCTTTTCTTACTAATTCACCGCCATTGTAATCAGCATTTTCATCATAATAATTTATTGATTCTGATATGTTTATTCCGGTGGTTATTATTTTTACTGGTATATGGAATGTCATTTTTACTCCTTGTGTACTATTGTTCTATTCTTTCTAATCTGTCTATGACATCATTTAAAGTAATATTTGTTGTTGTTATTGCTTCCACAATATCTGTTCTTGTTGCGTCTGGTTCTTGTTCTGTTAAACTCGCAATGTATCTATCAAAGAATGGTCTTAATTGTTCATCTGTTGTTGCTGTGTTTTTCGCTGTTTGTAAGGCTAATAATGCACTTTCAGTTGGTGATAAATTAGATTGTATCTTTCCAGTAGCAATAGATGTTGCATATTGAGTTTTTTGTAATAATGATAAAGGCGAATATTCACCCAACCAAGCATCATTTATTGCTTGTTTATTGCTTTCAATAAGGTCTTTATTGGCTTGTAATAATTCTAAATCACTATCTGTTAAACCATCAACATCTTCACTCAATTGTTTGAATAAATCACTCAATCCAGTTAATGATGTAGCTAATGTAACATTGAGTTTTGAAGCCATATCTTGTGCTATTTGATAAGGATTTTTAAAAGAATCATTCCAAGTTTTAATGTTATTTTTAGAGGTTTGTAAGGCATCGGTTATTATCTTGATAACCTCTGTGTAATCTTGACCAGTTTTATATAACTCATCCTGATATAAATCCGCCAAAGCTATATTATCAGCAAAATCAAGCTCACCACCATTCTTCTTTGCTTTGATAGCAAATGCATTAATTTCATCGAGGATTTTTTGGTATTTAGTTATATCGAAATCACCGATTAAATTTTTGGCATCTTTTACTGTATAATCATCGAAGTTCAAACTATCAGCTAAGCTATCAGAAACTTTTTGTCCTAGTTCAGCTTTTATTTGGTCCATTTGATTTTCTATTATTTTTAAAGAATCACCATATCTATATGTTAATGTTGTTGTGCTTCCTAAATGATAAAATATTCCTTCCCATCTGGCTTTTGTTTTTATTATTTCTTTTCTTACTTCTCCATATTGATCAATTAGTTCTTTGAAATGCGCTTCTTTTAGGTGTAAATCATCTAAATTGTTCTTGAGCGTCTCCAAGCTGTCACCTAAAGAAGTACCAACATTACCAAACTTTTCTAATCTTTCGGATGCTTTATCCAATCCCTCCATGAATTTATCGAAGTTGCCATCATAATCTTTTAGTGATACATTTGTTCCAGTTGTAAAACTTGCTGAATTTATTGTTGAGGTGTAATCTTTTGGAGCAATATTTGCCCCACCCTTTACAGAAGCATTTATTGTTGATAGTGTAGAAGCTACCATTGCTCCCATTGCAACCATTCTTGGAATTGCTGTATAAGGGTCTCCTGAACCCTGATTCATAATTGCTGATACACCTTGTGCTACTGCTAAAGATGTTTGTGCTACTAATGCAACTTTTGAAGCGGCACTTCCTTCTTCTGCCATACTTCCAACTGCTCCAGCAACATCACCCCATAATCCTATCTGGTCATTAAGATGTTTGTTTTTATCTGCTTCTGTTGCTGTGTTTTCTTTAGAATAATTTGTCCATTTTTTCTGTTCACCAGCTACATTTTCAAAAGCCCTAGAAACATTAGTTATTGATTTATATTGACCTTTTAAACCATCGGTAAAATCTTTTGTACCTACTCCTTTATAACCCGCTGATTTTTTGTTGATTGTGTCTAATTCTTTTGACCATTTGGCATAGAATTTAGTCATTTGTTCTGTTGAAAAAATATCTTTTACAACATCATACATTTTTAAGTATTTTTCATTGACTAATTCAATAGGTTCTTTAATAGCATCTAGTGCTTGTTTTTGTAAATCAAGTGATTCTTGTTGTGCTTGTTTTTGTTTCGCTAATTCGGCTTTCCATAATTGGTCTTTATATTTTTCTAATGGTGATAAATCTATTGTGTTCCAATCAATTGTTTCTTCTTTTTTCTTATGTGAATCACCGTTATAGTCATCTTTTGTTGATTTTCCAGGTTCTAATTTAACAGTATTATTAAGAATTTTTTTAACTAAATCATCATTCATGTTACCTAAGTTGGCAATAGAATCGGTTATATCATCTATTTCTTTTTTAACTGTCTCAGTATCTACAACATAGTGCTTTAAACTGATTGGCTTGATACCTGCTTTTTGCCCTATCCATGTATTAGACCAATAATTGTTTGTTTGTTGAATAGTGTCAATGACATAATTGATAATTGTGTTGATTTGTTCTTTGAATAATAATGTTAATTCTAAATAACCTTTTAAAGTAGTTTTGTATATTGCTTCATATCCATTAGCTACTAATTTAAATATTCTGCCTATATCATAAGCAAATTCAAGCATAGCATCTTTGTTATCTGTTAAGAATTGTGTGAATATTTTTATGTCTTTTTTTGCTTCATCAAATAAAGGCTTAGATAATTTACCAGTAAAATCATCCCATTCTGTTGATAAATTTGATACCGCAGTATCGAATGTATCTGGTACTTTAAGTTCACCCAATACTTTTTGTAATAATGCTGCTTTATCTGTTGAATTTTTTAACTTTTCATTAGTTAATCCTAATGATGCTAGAAATCTTCCTAAATCTGAATTTGCTAGAACTGTACCATTTGCTAAACCATCTACACCAGCTAAAAGTGAATTGAATTCTATACCACCAGCTTTAGCCGCAATAGATAATTTTTCTGTGATTTGAATTAATTCGTTGGTGCTTACACCTGAATTTTTCATCGAAACATACATTGCGTTATAAAGTCTAGTTGTTTCTTTTAGAGTGTTTGGAGTTTTTGCGTTGATTTCTTGTAATTTTTTTAGAGTATAAGTTGCTTCTTTGTTTGCTTTTATATATTTTTGTGTTGTAGGAGTTGCTTTATCCGCAATAGCAACACTTAAAGTAACTAATCCAGCTTTTAAATTTTCAAGGTCTTTATTATAATCAAACCCATTTTCAATAGTTGCTTTGAATGCATAAATTGCTGTGGTTACTAGACCTATTTTTGAAGCTAGTGCAACAAATGAAGAACCAGTATTGTTGATAGTAGATGATGTCCTTTTAGCACTTCTATCAACTTGGTCTAATTCTTTATTTAATATTTGGAGTTCGCCAGTCTTTTTATCAACTGTGACTTGTATTTTAAGTTCTTTTGCTTTCGCCATAACTAATCCTTATGTTTTGATGAATTGAATACTGAATGCATTTGTTTCATCAGCTTGTAATTATTTATACTGTTGCTGTAAAAAGTCGTGTTATAATCCTTAACAAGGTCATAATTTATGAAAGAACCCATACCATTTGAGTCTAAAGAAGTAAAGAATAAGTCAACCATCGTATAAATGTAATCATCTTCTTGAATCCATACGATTTCGTTATTTCCTAATTCTTCTTTTTTCTCTGCATATTCAGCTATTTCTGGTGATAAACAAGACTGTTCTTGTGCATATTGTTCAGCGAAAAGCAAAAGTTTCTTTACTTTTTTTGTTGCTCCGCTATCTCATCTCCGATAACCTCAAAGAATTGAGCAAATCTCACATTTTTTTCTTTCAAATATTCTTTTAATTCCTTTGCTTCACCTGAAACAGAAATATCAAATCTCTTTTCCAATAAGTCATCTATGTCTAATGATTCTAATTTTTTGATGATTGCTTTTACATCATTTTTTAAAGTTGTAATTTCTTTCAATTTTTCTTTGTTTGCCTTTAGAATGCTTATTCTTTCAGCCGTATCATCAGTAGAATCAGCAATTTCTTTATCTATTGTCATTTCTTCTTGAATGTTTTTTATTTGCTCGTTTTTAGTTTCCATTTCTTCAACTAATTTAGTTGTTTTGTGTGATGATTTCTCTAAATCTTTTTGTTGTTGTTTTGATAATTCGTGTACTTCTATTTTGAAGCTTTTATCATCTATTTTGAAGTCGATGTCATATGTAGTTTTAATCATTTGTGTTTCCTTTTTTTCTTTTATTTATATTGAAAAGAGGTTTTTTTATGATTTTTAGAAAATAGTAATGATTTTATTTTAGTTGTTGAATATTTGTTTTGATGAGGGTGCTTAGAGTGTTGAGGGATGGATAAAAAACAATGGGAGTAGGAGATGAAAAACCATCCTCAACATTTTTATTTATACTGAAATATTAAAAAGAGAGGTTTTTATGCTCTCTTTTTGAAGATTATTTGAATGTAATAGTGAAGTTATCGTCACCAGTGTTTGATTCTGCTCTGTAAGTTCTTGTTTCAATAAGTCTATTTGTGTCTGCTGAATCAGAAACACCTTTTAATCTTGCGTATGGAATATTTAACTCAATAATATTTCCTGCTGTATTTCCTAATGTAATAACGATTGATTTCAATCCTTCATTAACGAAGTCTTTCCAAGCACCGTTTGCTTCATTTTCTTTTGTTTTTAAAGCTGTAATTTCAATAGTTGGGTCATATTGGTCAAAACTAAATTCAGATTTATCAACTGCATAAATATCATTTAATTCTGCATTCATTTTGAATGTGAATTCTGTTGCATTTAATGTTGTTCCGCCAACTGTTAAACCTGATACTTTTGATACAACTAAAATATCATTTGTATCTCTTGATACTGTTGGATTAGTTGCATTAACTGGAGCGGCTGTTGTATAACCTGCAAAACTAAAATCAAATTTAGCTGCTTCACCAACTTTTCCAGAGAATGTCATATCTGCATAAGCACCAGTAATATTTCTTTTTAAATCATTTACATAAGTTGTGATTGTCGTTGATGGTGTTGCTGCTGATGTTGGTTTGTATTCTACATCTGTATCTGCCGTAACAGTTTCGTCTAATCCACTTGATAATAATAACTCTCTAATTGCTGGAGCTATACCTGCTGTACCTGATGTTCTTGCTGATGTACCCATATCAATTTTTACTGTTGTGTGATACTCATCAACTGCTGATGTTTTTGTTCCAAGTGTACCACCTGCAATTTCATCAATTTCAATAACTGCTACTTCTGGGTTTACAATAACCGCTTCTGATAAAGTTATTGAGTCTGATGTTGTTGGCGTAGCACCCTTTTTAGCTAAAAAAACGGATTTGTTCGTATTTATATATGCCATAATTGTTCCTTAAATTTTATTTAAATGTCAAAGTCAACTGTCTCATATTTGACAATAAAAGATAAAGTTGCTCCGCCATAAATATCATCTGCACTTTCAAATTTCATTGTGCTTCCGATGTATTCTTTGTCATTGAATTCATCAATATTTCCGAATTCTTGGACTACTATTTTGATTAGATTTCGTAATTCTGTTGAAGTATTAGCACCCATTACTAAAATGTCTAAATCGATAGACAATGAATGATAGATAGAACCAATAAATCTTTCTTCAACCTCATCATCAGTATCTTTGACAATAAGTGCTGGAAGTTCATTTGGATGAATGTCAGTCACAATATGTTCGAAAACACTATTTATTTCGCTAATATTGCTCATCTTTTCATTAATGATGTTTACTATGTCTTGTCTTGTCATTTGTCTTACCTATGTTTACTTAAAAATAATAATGCTGTACCATCTGAATTTTGTTGTTTTTCTACTACTTTATAATCTTGTGAATTTATTGTTAGTGTGTATTTATAATCAACATTTTTGACATCATCAGCATTAACTATTAGTGTTGGTTGTACTGCTGTGATTTCATTATAAGTATCTATTTGTTCATCTGCTTCAATAAAAATACCACTAACCGTCAAAGTATCAATACCATTCGTCAAAGTAGCAACAGAACCAAATTCTCTTGGATTGAAAAAAACCCCCTCTAAATCTGCTTGTAATTGCTCTTTAAAATTCATGGTTTAATCCTCTGATTTTTTTCTTTTTGTTGTTTTTACAACTTTATCTTGTGTTTTTTCGATATACTCTTCTGCGAAATTTCCATCAAGTAAAAACTTATATTTCATATCTGGAGACACATTAACTATGTCTCCTATTTTGTATGCTTTTCCGCTGATAAAGATGTTTTTCAATATCTTAAGCTTCATTTAATTATTGACCGATGTTAGTTGTTGCTGAGAATGCTTGTGGTTGTCTTAATGCTACATCATAAGATTGGAATGCATTGATTAAAGTTTGACCACTTCTTGAGAATGTAAATTCATCAACATTGATGTCTAAACCGCCCCACATACCAACGATAACATTTGAAAAATCACCGAATAACATTGAATTAGCAGGAACTTGTTTTGATACGATTGTTTTATAACCATTCAATGTTCCGTCTTCACTCATTAGGTATGTAGGATAACCAGCAACTTTTTCAGTTGTTTTTAATTGTGCTTTGATTAGTGGATTAGTTACATAAACTGAACTTGTTGTATCTGCATTTGTATCTTCAACAACTGATTCCATTTCGATTGTTTTTGCATATGTTAAACCACCAATTGCTGCACTCATATCAACAGCACCAATTCCAGTTGTGTTAAGAATACCAATTGGTGCTCCATTTGTACCATCACCATTTAAAATTGCTTGGTCAATTCCAAGAGCCATTGATTTAACTAAATCGTTATAAACTAAAGCGTGAATAGCTGGATTACCTTGTAATAACATTTGTCTTGAATATTTTGTTGAACCAGCGATTGTTTTAGGGTTAAGTCCGATAGTACCGAAGTTAGCGAATGATTCTGGAGCATCACCATTTTCTAAGATGTGAGATACATTTGCTGTACCAGTTTGAGTTGGGATAGATACATTACCAGTTAAATCTGTTAAGAATGTTGCACCAGTTTGTCCGATTACTGATTTATTTCTTAAAATATCAACAAAGTTTTGTGGTCTATAATCTTCATGTACTAAAGCTGCACCATTTGTTGTTGTTGTAATATCTCTTTTTAAAACATCTGAAGGAATGATAAATCCTCTTGCTGCTTTACCATTTTTAGCCGCTTGAGCATCTGATAATTCTTTTTCATATTTAGCTTCTGTCCAATCACCTGTAATTGCAGCTGTTAATGCTTTTTCAAATGAGTAGTTTTTGATTTCTGTTTCTGTTAATCCTAGTGTATTTTCCATGTTGTTATTTCCTTTTGATTTAGTTTTAATGATTGTTGGTACTCCAATTGAGTCCAATATTTGTGATTTAAAAGCTACTGCTTCAACTCCATCTTCAATTGCTTTTTCAGCTAATTCTTTTTTGTTGAATTTTTCACCTAAAGCAGTAAGTTCTTTTATTCTCTTTTTTTCTGCTTTTCTGATTTCTGATGTAATTGCTTCTATATCAACTGATTTTTCTTCTACTTTTTCAACTTCTTCTTCTACTGTTTCAACAGTTTCAACAGTTTCAGTTTCAGTTTCTTCAATAGATTCAGTTTCTTCAATATTTTCAGTATTGTCTTCTGTCATTTCTGGTTCCTCTGATTGATTTAATTTATTTATAAGAGATTCTGATTTTTCATCTGTTTTTTGGAGACTTCTTTCGATTCCAATTGAGGGGTCTGCTGGTACTGTACAAATACTACATTCCAAAACTGTCCATTTTTTAGCGATATAAGTTGGTATGCCATCTATTTGAGCAGTTTCAACTATTGAATCAACTGTATATCCGACAGAAATTGAGGTTAAAATCTTGTCTTTTACATCTTGTGATATGTCTTTCCCTAATCCTACTCTTGACATTCTTGCTACCGCATGACCTCTTTTTGTGTCTGGGTTAATGTAAATATCTTCAATAATTCCAATTGGTTTGTCCCAATCATGATTAAAAAGTAAGGGGATAGATTTAGTGAGATGTCTGTCAAGATTTACCGCGCCTTCTTCATGGCTTAAAATCTCATAGTATTGTCCTCTTAAATAAGGTATTTCCGATGAAAAACTAAACTCGAACGTATAATTGTCTGAATCAAATGTATTTATATTCAGTTCTCTCGTGTATTGTTCTTGTTTCATAACTGTGTCCGTTTATAATTTTTGATTATTTTGAAAAACCAATTTCGCTGTAATCAAGGTTTAAAAAATAGACTCCGAAAATCTAAAACCAATTATTTTTTCATTGTCTTAAATATATTTATACGATTGGATTGTTTTTTTGTGATTTTTTAAAAAGTTGTAGGGGTTTTTGTATATAGCCAGTTGTCAGGGGAGAATAACAATGGACTTTTTTTAAAGTTTTTCTGGCTATATGTAATCTATTTTACATTTTATTTTTGATTTTCTGGTTGTTGTTGATGATTAGGGTCTTTTTTCACTAAATAATCGAAGTCAATCCCTAATTCTTGCATTTTTTGTCTTTCTTGGGCTATTTTAGTCATCGTTTCTTCAAAGTCTTGACCTCTTTCAGCTAATAACTGTGAATGTGTTGATAAACCATTTTTAAGTGATGTTTCTGCCGCTTTCATATCTTTTTGAGGGTCTATCCAAGCAAAACTTCTTGGGATAAAATCCACCGCTTTAAACTTATCTATTTTTGTAATAGGTAAATTGATTTTATTTGTTAAAAAACACATCTCTAACCAATCTGAATAAACTGGATGTAATACTGTTTCTATTATAAGATTTTGTAATTCTTTATAAAAATCTCTCTCATCTAACATAGATACTCTAGCAGATGAATAATTTGCTTTTGTCATATCACCAGTAAGTGTTGCATAAGAGATTTTAAGTGCTGATGCTATTGCTCGTAATGTAGTAGTTGTAAACTCATCAAAGTGAGTATCACTTGTCGGGTTGAATGATTGAAAGTTGTATCCCTCTGGGATTATTTCTAATGCTCCAGGCTCAACTTCATTAATAATCTCACCATCTTCTTCATAATCGCCGGTATATTCACCTGCTCCTTCTGATTTAGTAAAAAATCCCATCTTTGAAGCAGAAATTCTTGCTCCGATAACCTCAGCTTCTAAATAACCATTAAGATTTTTTATCAATTCGATTGCAGGAGTAATAAAAGGTACACCTCTGTATTGTTCTGGTCTATCAGATACCATAAGATGTATCATTTCATTAGCAGGGACTATATGATATTCTCGTGTTGAACTAGTTAGAGAATCGGCTGGATTACCCTTTAAAACATAGTAATTTATCGGTTTGCCGTAATTATCCGTTTGAATACCCATACTAATATTTTTTTCTTTGTTAAATAGGTTTTCATCAACATAATCAGCTTCAATAAGTTGTAAAGCGAATTTATAATCATTATTGAATTTTTTTACTTTTCTAATAAATATTTCACCATCTCTAGCTAAGGTTTTAACACTTACCCCTAATAAGTCCGTCAAAGAATATTTACTTGTTACATCACAATTGCCTTTTTTGCTCCATTCGTTGAAGTTTTTTTCAATCAATTCATTTGCGATAGTATCATATGAGCCTGATAAATCTCTAGCTCTACATTGGAACTTAAAACCATTTGGTCCGACTACATTTTTTGATAAGATCCCCAAATACTTATTAATAAAAGCATCATTGTTTGCTAGGTTTCTTGACTTTGCTCTAATAGTCCCTAACGCATATTGTAATTCTGCGTTTGAAGATTGGTTGAATACAGCCCAATTAGCATTAGTTGCTGAATTTGTTCCAGCTTGAAAAAATCTTTTTTTCGGTTGAGCAAAATTCTTTTTGGCTGGTTGTGTCTCTGTTTGTTGTGTCTCTGTTTTTTGGGTTTTTCTGAATATTCCAAACATTATTTAAACCTCATTTGAATTTTATTTTTATTGATACCTTTTTTCTTTGCTTGGGCTTGTAGTTCTCGTTGATATAGCATCGCATATTTGTCCTTCAACATTAAAAGTTCTGTTATTGGAGTTTTTTCTAATGTTCTCCCCGCGATTGCATATCGTAGTTGGTCATTTGTTGCTCTGCCTAATAAAGTGGCATCTATCGCGTCCAATGTTTTTTTTACCATTGACCTTGTATCAATTGGTGCTGTTGATAATGCTATATTTTCAAGGACTTTTACCTCACCAGTTTCAATAATTTCAACATTCGTTCCATCGGTGGCTTTTATCTGATAAAAATAAATTCCAGGTTCTAAAATCAATGTGTCCGTAGTTGTGAAATCTATATAAAAAATATCATGTATTTCATCACTTGTTAAATCTTTATCTAATGACTGAGAGCCTCTTAAAGATATGGATAAAGTCCAACCATTAGAGGGTATTATTCGTGTGTCTGGTGCTTTGTACATCTGATGTAATGATGTCCCTTGGTAAAAATTATTAATCATTTTTGTTCCTTATTTCCATCCATTTACGAAACCACTTCTTCTTGGTCTTCTTCTAGGTTGGGTTTTCTGGATGTGTTGTTGGATTGGTTTTTCTGGGTCAATAGTTGACTCATTTTCTTTATTTATCTCTGTTTTCTCTTTTCTTTTGTTTTTATCGATGATGTCTTTTACTGATTGTTTGTTATGTTCTAAATTTTTATTCAATAATTTAAAATTAGGTTTTAAAATGTGCAATGCAGCAGTAGCATATATGAATGTATCCAACTGTTCGTTTCTAGCTCTAATCTTTTTCCATGTTCGTTTTGGAAATCCTTTACTATAAGTCGTAACTAATTTCTCTGCGGTTAATTCGTTAAAATAATCTTCATCACAATATTTTTTATTAAAATGTATATAACCTGCATTAAAATCTTCTATTTTTAGTCTTGCGAAAAGATGTTCTTTTGCTGAGAATGTTCCGATTTTATATAATGGTATTCTGTGTGAGTTTGAAAAGCTTGGTTTTCCTGCAATAATTGGTTCGTGTTCTGAATTATTTACCCCTTTTATTGCATAAACTTTCTTGTGTAAATTAGTTTTACAATAAGTGTAAACATTTGTTGTTCTGTGTCCACCTGAATCTATACAAGTCCCTGCTATTTTTAATTCAACCCCATCTTCTCTTGTGTATGTTTTATCTAAGACTGCGGTCAATTCATCCCAAACCACTTGGTGAACTGGGTCACCTCTTACTTCTCCATGTTCTAAAACCCATGAATCGCCTGATTCTGAATGTCCTAAAATCTGATAACTGAGCCAAGAATCCTGCGTATCCACACCAGCTGTAATAACAGAAATGTCATTTGGTATATTATCCCACTCATAAGCTCTGCTCACTAAAGAATCTGGTGAAATTTCTTCGCTGTTCATATCCATTGAAAAGGACTCACCTAAAATTTCATTAGTCCATTGTCTTAATTTCATTGGTGATTTTTTAGCTTCTAAAAATTGTGAGACTACTTGCTCTAACTGTACGAATGGTGAATATAAGGCACTTATATGAAAAGCAGTTTTAAGTGTAGGCTCATAAGGTTTAAATTCTATTGGTTGAAAAATATCATTATCATTGAATTCTGTTGCTGTCATCCATTCACCTGATTGTAATGATTCTTGTCTTTCGACATCATTTATTGGTTTTTGGCACTCTACACATTCATAATAAGCTGAACTAGGTATATGATTTTCATTTTCGTCTTTATCCCATTTAACACCTGACCAAGTTAATCTTTGTTTTGTACCACAATGAGGACAAGGTACTAAAAAGTAATTTTTTGATTGACAAGATTCGAATTCTGTTTCCATAACAGATTCACCTTTAACCAATGGAGTAGACACGATGAGTATTTTTCTATTAAAAAAAGTTTGTGACCTTTGTCTCCCAAGATTTATTGGTGAACCTGCATCTCCTGCTGATATTGGATATTTTTCAGCTTCATCAAAAAGGATTACTCGGACTGGCTTTGATGCTAAGCCGTTTGGGCTGTTTGCTCCAGCAAAAGAAACATAGCCACCCTCAAACTTTTTAAATAATACTGTATCGTCAGATGTTTTTTTCTTTTCTTCAGTAATCACATTACAAATTTTATACATTGGAGCAATTCTGATTTTTGAATAACTTTGTGCTTCTGATAGTGTTGGTTGTACAAGTAAAACTGGTGATGGGTCATTTAGCGTAAAATAAAGCAAAATATTATTAACACATTCTGATTTACCAATTTGAGAACTAGCAATAAATACTACTTGTTCAACTTCTGGTCGTGTAAAACAATCCATAACTTCTTTTAAATATGGTGTAAGTGAGGTTCGCCATTTTCCTGAATAAGCTGATGTCTCCGAGCCTAAAATTCTATGATTATCTGCGAAATCACTAACTGTATATCTTGGAGGTGGCTCTACTACTGACACACATTGAGCTATGAATTTTTTTTGTTTTTCATTCATGATTTTTTCTCATTGACAAATGTTTCTAATTTACTGAGATTAGTTAGTAGTTCATTTACTTCTTTGTCCAAAATATCTTTTACTACGGCCTTGCTTTTTTTACCTAATAATTTGCCCGCTAATTTGGTCGGCATCCCCTGTGCCCTCTGTTTGAATACTAATAATACTTTTTGAACCGCTTCAATAGCTTCAGATTTTTTAATCATTGTCCCCTTTTTTTCAGCCACTTGAATTGCATTCATTTCAGCAAGAGCTTCTTCTTTTTTTAGTTTGGCCTTGTCCATTGCAGAATTCTTTGAGGTTAGAGCTTCTGATTTATACGCTATATAATCAGCAATACATTTTCGTAGGTCATAGTTGCCTCTGCCTTCTGGTTTTTCAAAATATTTGCCTTTTCGCTGAATATTTTCAAAAGTTGTTTGCGATATACTTAAATAATGACAGATGTCTTGTTTGGTATATTTGTCTTTTGTAGCCATTTGACATTCCTTATGTTTTTATTTTATTTATAAGGAATATTGGTTTTTGAGGGATTAATGGGAGGGTAGCAGAATAACTTCTGCTAGTTAATAGAGTATTCTTCTATTAATTTATACTGTTGATATACTTTGATTGATTGCATATCACCATACACTTTATAAGTATCTATATCAGTATTGTATATTTTACTTTTGTACGTAAAAGGTTTAACAAATTTTATACCTATATCAGCATAAAATGAATGGTGTGCTTCTTTTGCTTCTTCTGGAGACATATGCATTCTTTTTAAAACTAATTGGTTATCACTATTTACACTATATGGAAAATATTCCATGTTGTTAATTTCTATTATTCTACTAAAAAACATAAAATCGAAATCTGGGCCTCCACCCCAAATATCATAAACTGTCAATATTTGCGTATCAGCATCATATGAATCATATAAATCAACACTATATGTTATTGTTTCTTGCTCTTCAAGGAATTTGTTTATTCTAGTGTTGTATTCATAAGTTGACTCATATGTATCTTTTGTTGCTAATTTTTTCAATTCATTGAATTTGTTGTCATATTCATCCATTGTGTGAATATAAGGTTGAGCATGAGTTGGAACATTTTCAGGAGGTGTATATTCCTCTGTTATCGTTGTTTCGCCGCCGCATCCTTGTAGTGCTAAAAGTATCATTATTGATACTATTCCTGCTATAGTTGTTTTCATTCTATTCTCCTTGTGTTGTTTATTTTACATTAATGAAATATAATATTTTTATTTATATTCTATTACCATTTCTTATTAATTATAAGGAATATAACCTTAATTCAATCTTTAATTTTTACCTCTGAGAAACCCCTTATTATATGGGCATTTTAACCCAATCAGTAATTTTGAAGTCTGTAACTAAAAAAGTTGGGTACTTGCGCATCACCTACGGGTCTTGTTTCTGAAAGATAGTTAAAAATATTTTGGTGTAAAAAGAGATGTAAAAAAGATGTAAAAAAAAGAGGCGAAAAAGGAGAGTTTATTAAGATAAAATTCAGGTTTTAATTCTTATAACTGCTCATCTAAAAAACATAAGGAATAAAAATGGAATTAACAATAGCAGAAGAATATAATATTGAGATTATGAGCGATGATTTTATAGAGTTGGTACATAATTATTTTTCGGTTGAAGCTACTGAACGATTTATGAATAGATATAAAGCAAAACTGGATAATCTTGGAGGCTTATTTGAAGGTTGGAAAGAAGTTGGTGGGAAAGTATGGGAACGCCAACAACAAGAATTATTAGAGTGTTGTAACCCAGAAGAAAAACTATGGGTGTATGAACAAACGGGATATGAAGAATTTTTAACAGATGATGTGAGAGAATTGTTCGTATTTTAGCCAAGATTAAATTAAGATTGGAATCAATATAATTAATAAACAGAGAAAAGGAATTGAAGATGAAAGTTACAATCCATTCAGCAACAGACTGTTTTGTTTTAACAGTTTTATATTCACACGGTGGTCGAAATAGTATTGTTGTATCATTTGGTGAAGAATATAATAAAACAAGAGAAGAAGCATCGAAAGAGTTGAAAGAACGAATTGTTGAAGAGGGTTATGAAATAACATATGATAAATACACACCAGTTGAGTTTTATGCAGATGATGTAAGAGATTTATTCGTATTTTAGCCAAGATTGAATTAAAGTATTTTTTTATATAATCATCTTAAAACATAAGGGATAAGATGAAAGTTGTAGGCGAAATACGAAATAAGTACAAAGATGAATTTAACAATCATACAGCAATGAAAGAATTCATGAAACGAGAGGGACTTGAAATCCCTATTAACATCGTGTGTGGTGGTCTATTCTTTGCTCCTGCGTTGTGGATGACAAAAATCAATAAAATTATGCAATCAAATACTTTAAGTCCTATTGACCTCAACAACTTATTTCAAAATATTGGCTGGTTAGTAAGCCCACCTAACGAGATTGAAGATTATAATGAAAATTTATCTGCTGAGTTTGATGAATATTATGATTTTGATGAAGACAATCCATTTGAGAGTGATTATGCGATGACTAAGATTATTATGAATAAAATTATACCTGCATATGTATCAATGGTTATAGACGATGTGAGGACTATTATACCAGATGATATACTGAATGATTATGCTAAAACATATGATTGGCTACTCCAAAAAGATGTAAAAAATCTATTTATTTTCTAAAAACCTTTGAAATGCCGTTAAATAGGGAGTTTGAGAGGATTTCTGTAAATCCATTTAGTGAATATACAGAAAGCACAAAAAAAACCAATTAAAATGCCTTATTATTATGGTATTTTCCATCGACTCTATTTTTTTAATTCTAGAACAATTGATTCTATGATGAAATTCAGTAAATATCCTGCAATATTTATCCCATCTTTTCTAGCTTGTTGAATAACGATTTGTTTTTTCTCTGCACCTGATAATGTTGTGTCGTTGATATACATCATAACTAATTTTTTTATATGTTCTAAGCTTTGACTATCCACTAAACTTCTCAATACTAATTTAAGAAACCATTTCCACATTTCATATTCCTTGTTTTGATTTCCTTTATTTATGATTTAAAAATTGTCATTGATGTTTTTATGATGATTAATAATAGAACTTCTGGTATGATATTAATATAAAAGATAAAGGAAATATTATGGAAAAAATCTCAATAAATGATACCTATTTTGCAGATAATAAAACATATATGACAGAATCAGAAATAAGATCATGGGCGCGTGAGAATAATTACGGTGATGAGTTTACAACATTATCATTTTTGATAGAATTATATAATGACAATCATGAGGAACAAATTAGTTTAATGGAAATTTTTAAAGTTAAGATTGATGATGAGGAAATACTCGTTGAATCGTCAAGAGGTGTTTTATTAGATGTTATGAAAGCACATGGTAAAGTAAAAGGCCCTACTGGGTGGAAAATAGTTTAATTATTTCCACCTTGTTTTGAACTTGATTGATATTATTTATTATGATTGTTGTTGAATACCATTTCATTTCGAGGCAAGCTCGACTCCTTTTAATGAATTGATTGTCTTATTCATCGGGTTATTGATTTTCAATTTATTTTTATAAGGAAAATGTTCTCTAAATATGCCGAAGATCATCAATGTTGGGTTTTAAAAAGAAAAATGTTGTTGTAAAATGTATCCTCCACCCTCTATAACCCCCTTACTCCCTCACTTCTAGCTCTACCCTCCGAATTTTCCAACACAAAAACCAGAACTTTTCGGCTCCTCTCTTTATATACTCTCTCTTTTTATATATATATATACTATATTATTATATATATTAATAAAAAAGTAGTATATATATATAAGAGTAAGGCAATAAGGGCAGTCTGGGGAATTTCAGCTACAACATTTTTTTACACATTTACAACAAAACATACATAACACCCTACAATAACAACATCTTCTCTTTTTACAACAACAAAAACGGCAAGGATTTTCGTAATATCATAGACTATGGTTAAGGTTTAATTAAGTTTACATAATTCAAGACATAATAATCAACATCCTGTTTGTTGTGTTTTTATGAAAAAGTATATTTCATCCCTCTCGTAGCAACCCATTTTCTTAAAAATCTACAAAAAAAATATTCCTTCATAAATAAAATCATAATTTGAAAATGTTTTGTAAAATGAATAGTAACGAGACAACAATTGCTTTTATGGTTTTTATTTTGGTACTGTCTCGTTAAAAATTATAATTTTTGTAAAACATACATAAATAAAAATATGAATTCAAAAATTGTAAAAAACTAAAACTTTTTGAATGAGCATATAAATAAAAATACAAACAACGAATAAATTGAATTTTTTTGTAAAATATTTACATACCATAAATGTACTTAAAACAAACTTTTTTTAGTTGTAACATAAATAAAAGTAGATATAAAATATTTTAGTAGGCGACCAACCTATCACATCATCTTTTCTTAACTGAAAATGATAAAGGGAAACTTCGGTTTCCTACTAAAGTATTTTAAGGTTAAGATTAGATGATGTGATAGTTGGTCGCTACCCACAACATCTTTTCTCATACTCCTTATCTTACTAAATTTTAAGACCAACACAAAACAAGGAGACTAAAATCATGTCGTTTTTAAATACAAACAAAAAAGGTGACCTAAAAGGGTCAGTACTTACACCAACAGTAGAACAAAAAGAAGCGGATAATAGATTGTTATCACCTAAAAACATCCCAGATAACACAGTTATTAAATTTAGAATTCTAAAAGATGAAACAGAAACCGTACCATATGCTTTTGAAGGCTATAAATTAAAAAAATATAAGTTTTATAAGTCTAAATTGCACCCAAAAATGGCACAACATAGCAATCATCACAAGCAACAACTGAATGAATTATGGAACAATGACATCCCTAAAAATGAAATGTCTAAATTGTTTGAATATGATTTGTCAAAAGAATATTTGATAAGAATATTTATTACTGATGCCCCAGATGAATTTTTAAAATTAAATAACATTGAAACCCTCACCGACAGAGTCAAGTATATAAGGGTTTATCCAGCACAAAAAACACACACCGCTAAAAATCATCTATGGTCTACCATTAGCAGTATAGTTGGTATGATGGATGATGAGGGTAAATTAGCAGGAAAAGAGACAAACCTCTGGAACTTTGATACTGAGATAGCAAGTCTTGATTTTCAATTACACAAAATCGATAAAAAAAATATCGAGTATGATGCTAATTACAGCACCTTTGATGATACTTCTATCGTTAGTCAGTTACCAGCATTGAGTGAGTCAATCGAACCGTTGGAAAACTTCTATGAAGAAGCAACAGACGAATTAATTAATGAATTTTTAGGAGAATAATTATGGGTTTATTAGAAGAATTAGGTTTAACACCACAACAAACACAAGAAACACAAGAAACAGCGGTACAAGAAACAGCGGTACAAGAAACAGCGGTACAAGAAACAGCGGTACAAGAAACAGCGGTACAAGAAACACAAGAAACACAAGAAACACAAGAAACCAACACAGACCTTGTTGATATGATGTCAGAAAACAATGAAGAAAAAAAGAAAAAAATTTGTAAGCCAAAATATGGTAAAAAAATAAAAATCAAATCAAAATTAAAAAAAGATTTTCCTGATGATTTTCCTGAAGAGGTATCCACAGAACAAGCTGATGCTTTTAATGCTCAATCTTACAAACAAACTAATTTAGTAAGAGATTACGCACAATCAAACATTGGTCTATCCGAAGAAGATTATATAGCTAAAAGGCTAAGAGAAATAAAAAGCAATAAGAATTTATCATCAGGTTTTTCAAATGACAATATCATCAAAATTATAAAAAGAACACAATATTTTATAACTACATACGGTGAATAATTATGAGTGCTGCAGAACAAGTAAAAAAACAATTATTATCAAACCCTAATCATTATGAGCCAGCGGAAATGACTAAACCCTGGAACATCATTAAGGATTTGGGGTATATTTGTTATGTAGATAAAGAAGCTAAAAGTACCAGATGGGAGCTATTCTCTCTCAAAAGGACAGCTTCTGGTGAATTAGACCATGTAGTCAAGGACTCTAAACAAAGTTTGATTGATTTTTTAGACAGTCTTAGTTACCAACAAAACTTCTATCTTGTTGTCCCTAAAACTGAAAAAGGAATTATTATTGATTACACCACAAAAAGATTAAAATTCAGAATGTCAGATATGTCTAGGTTTATGCAATTACCATTTGATTTCAAACCTGCAAAAAAATTAACAAATAATGTCTATTATGAAAATAATATAAAAAAAGTAAATACTTATACATATCCTTTAAAACATTCATACACCGGTAAATTTCAATTTACTCCTAAAGAATTAGAACACATAACTCTATTTTTGAAAATTTTAAAAAATGTAACGGGTGGAAACGATGAAGCTACATATGCCTTGCATTGGTTCGTTAGAAATTATCAAACATTAACACAAGCTGAAAATTGTCTTGTATTATGTGGTGAATCTGGAAGTGGAAAAGGGGTGTTATTTGAAATAATAAATGCTCTTTACTCATCTTCTTATGTGTCAAAAGGGTCTAACAAAAACAATATTTTTATAAAAGTTGAGAATGAAACATTAATGAATAAATTGTATTACTTTGCTGATGAAGTGAAAAATCTTCAAGATTATTGGGAGTCTGTAAAATCATATGTAGCAAATAGCACATTTCAATTAAAAGCATTATATAAAGGCTCTAAAGATTACCATAACTTTGCAAACTTTATATTTATGACCAACACTCAAATAGGCGAATTACCATTTACCATCCCAGAACAAGTGGACAGAAGAATTTCTTGTTTTGAAAGTCACAATGTATTGGCTGATAATGATTGGTTCGACGCAGAAGCCTTGAAAAAAAGTGGGTTTTTGACTAGTAATGAGTTTACTGACACTATCGCTAGATTTTTTAGTACCTTTGAATATGATTTTGAGATTATAAGAAAGCCTTATGATAATGAAATCAGAAAAGAGATGTTAGAGGGTGGTTTAGGTGCTACCAGAGGTTACGCACAAGCACTTCTAAGTAAGAATATAGGATGGTTTGAAAAAAATGGAATTCATAATATTGATTGGATAAACGCAGATGGCTCTCACGCTAAAAATTATAGTTGGTTCAAACATTTACAAGACATATTTTCAAACGGTTATATATCTGTGAAAGATATGAAAAACTTATTTCAATTTATGTTCCCGCACGAAAATTATACCCCGAAAGTATTAGCTAGTTATGGTTTGATTTCCACTTCTATGACAAAAACAGTACATAAATGGGTCAATGGTAAACAAACTGATGAAAAAGAAACAATATCATTTAGAGGTTGTAAATTGTCTAAGTCAATGAAACTAACAGGAGCTGCTATTAACAAAAAAAGCAAATATCCTGATATTTTAGACCTTAGTTATTTGAATATAAAAGACACAAGTACAAATATGAATAATGATTATAGTGAGGAGGAACAAGATGAGATTTATGAACCCGAATATTACTATTATGATGACGAAGACTGTTTTTAGTATAAATCATATGTCAATCCGAATTGATAAACCTTATATGCAAAAAACAGATAAAACATCTCCTTATGGTTTCAGTTATGTGCCGATGAAATGGGAAGATATAGGAAAAAAGCTTAAAGCTAATGTAAGTTATACAGCTGGGGCGATGAAAGACAATCACCGAAAAGAAACAAATTATATTCAATGTACTATGGACTTGATTATGTATGACATTGATGATGGAATGACTGTTGAAGAATGTCAAGAAACCCTCAAAGATGTAAAACACATAATTTTAACAACCGAAAATCATAAAAAAGATAAACACGGAATTGTGTGTGACCGATTTCGAGTGATTATTCAAATGGATACGTCTTTAGTTGAATGTAATAGTGAGGAATATAAACAAGCATACAAAACATTAGGTACAGAATTAGGTTTGCCTTATGATAACGCAGCCCAAGATATTTCAAGATTTTTCGCTTCATTTGCGGGTGCTGAATATTATTATAATGATGGTGAACCGATTGATTTCAATGATTATATTTTTAAAGCACGAAGAAACTTAATTATAAAACGAAGGAATAGTGGCTTATTAACAATGAACAGTTATTCATCTGGGGCAAAAATAAATCAACAAATAACACCAGATAATTTGAAAAATAACGCAACATTCATAAAATATAAAAACGAGATTGTTCCTGGTAATATGCATTTCGGAATGATGTCAATTATTGGTTATTTTAGGAAATCAGGATGCCAAGAACAAGATGTACTTGAATGGCTTTTAGCACATTACCCACAAAGTAAAGAGGGTATTTATAACAGAATCAAAGTGTACAACAAACCTTTCAAACCATGATGATTATGATTTAGTTACTAAAGCATGGATTGATTATTATGATGGCACAAATTTTACCTTGAGACAAGACAAAGTATTAACGAGAGAGTGGAAGAAACTATGAAAAATTTTTCTAACTCCAACAAAATCAAAAAGCAACATAAATAAAAATAAAAGAAAAAACAAAATGGGAGAAAAAAAATGATTAAATCACACACAGCTAAATTACAGACAATGTTACATATGGATAGATACGTGCATAATATAACTAAAGATGAGTTAGATGAGTTAGTACACTTATATACTGGAAGATCTTGGATGCTATCCATAGCTAGAAGAGCAAACAACAACAAAACAGTTTTGGAGTATTTTACCGATAAATACCCAGAATATCTAATATAAGGAGAAAAAAATGATTATTTTAATAGGAACAACGATAGGAACAGCTGCGTTTTTAGTATATTTAACAATAAAAGAAAGACAAAAAAAACATCAAAAAAGATTAGAGGAATTAAGACTCCTAAATGATATAAGAACAATGATTGTAGCAATGGGTTATAACAAAATGCCACCAAAATAAAAACATCTAAAAAAAGGAGAATAAAACATTGAAAAATTTTGATTATATTGTTGGAAACCCACCTTATCATTATCCAAGTGGAGTAAATCCTGCAGAAAAGTTATATGTTGATATAAGTATTAAATGTTTGGAAATCCTGAAACCAGATGGAATCATTTCTTTTATAACACCTGCTGCTATAATGCAAAAAGGGTTATTAAATAAAGTATTTAACAAAATAAAAAATAATATTATTTCAGTTAATTTTGATTCTGATAAATTTTTTAATATTGGTCAGACTGTTATTACTTGGAATTATTCACCAAATTATACAGGTATGATTAGTTTGATCGAAGATGGCAAAAAAAGAGTGGTTGAAGGAATCGATGATGTATACCGAAAAAAAGATGCGGATTTCTATAAGATTATGAAGAAGGTGGATATCACATATAATAACAAAGATAAACTTAGGGTTTCAATCTGTGGTAGTGGAACTGTGCAAAAAAAAATTTCTGATACTAAAACTGATGAATATACAGAAGAAGTCTGGTGCAATTCTAAAAAACATAGGATAAAATATTGCAAAATGTCAGATAAAGTTAATGTGTTAAACGAGAAAAGATTAATTATTCCTTATGTTGGTGGTTGGTCTGAAGGTGCATTTATTTCTGATTTAGAGGTTAATAAGAATACTACTTTGTCACATAAGGGTATAAAGCAAAATGAATTAGAGAACATGAAAAATTATTTAAATTCTAAGCTTATTTCTTATTTAGTCGTAAACTTTTCAATAGTAGTTAAACCTAGTGCATATTACACATTTGTATCCAAGCTTCCTGAGCTTGATTTTTCTAAACCATGGACAGATGAAGAATTATACAAAGAATTCAACATCACCGAAGAAGAACAAAAAATAATTGAAGATTGGTACGAAGAATGGAAGAACTAGAAGAATTTCATTATTCAGAAGACAGAGATGATAGGGTAAAAGATACCGCAGAAGTTTTTACGCCTGATTCACTAGCTCAAGAGATGTTAGATTCTCTTGATATAGATTGGAATAATCCTCCTCAAGATGAAACATTTATTGACCCTACTTGTGGTTCAGGAAACTTCTTGGTTGCTTTAGCAAGACGAGACATTCCTTTAAATAATATTTATGGTGTTGATCTTATGAGTGACAATATTGAAACAACAAAACGAAGATTACGAGAAATCTTTTTAGAAAAGGGAATGAATCCGGAAGCTATTGAATTCCATCTTGATAGAAATATTATTTGCGAAGACGCTTTAACATACCATTATGAATTCTGGTGGTACGAAGATCCAACAAAAATAGCGGATTTCTTATTCTAAAAAAGGGTGAAAAACCCCTTTAAGAGTTATGCAGCATATAATGATACAGATTGTATTTTGCCAGTTACATTACTAGATTTAACATATCTCTCTAAAGTAACAGCAACATTAGCATGACCCAACATTTTAGACAAACTTACAATATCAAGTAAATCATTCACCAAACAATTTGTAGCAAAAGTATGACGTAAATTGTACATTCTTCTATGTTCAACACCTATAAAACTAAGATAAACACCCCATAAGTTACTTGTAATAGTCCCCGTACTCTTAAAAATATCACCATTAGTTTTTGAAAATACAATATTACTGGTTTTAATTTTTAATTGATTTTTCAGAGCAATTTTTGCTTCATTCGACATATCAATCATACGAATACCAGCTTTTGTTTTTGGTGACTTAATAACCCCTGACCTATTAGTTTTATTAATATTTATCGTTTCGTTTTCAAAGTCTATATCATCCCAAGTCAAAGCCAACATTTCGCCAATTCTCATTCCAGACCCCAATAATACATAAACCATATTTTTGAATGTTTCTCTATGTTGTTTTACTGATGTAATTGTGGCTGCTTCAATAAAATCATCAAGACCACCCATTATTTTTTTAACATCTGTATCACTAAATGCTTCAGAAATGTATTGAGAATTATTATTTACATTTGTTGTTTTTGGTATAGATACACCCAATGCAGGATTTCTATCTATTGTTCTATCATCAACAGCAACAGCAAAAACACTTTGCAAGACTGATTTAATAGGTTGTATTTTACTTAATTTATGTTCTTGATATAACCAACTATACCATCTCTTTACATCTAATGGCGTTATGTGTTTTATATCCATATTTTTAAAAAAAGGTTTTATATAACGCTCAATTCTATTTGAATACTGTTTTAGTGTGTTATCTGTTATATCGCCTTTTTTCAAATCAATTAAAATCTTTGTGTAATCCATAAAAGTCTTTTCTGGTTCTTTAACAACATCTAGCAACCCACTCAAATCAAGTAATAATTTCTCTCCATGTTTTTCTAAGAATTTAATATTTGCTTTTGTTGACTTTTTCTTAGTTGCTTTTCTGAATAATTTACCATTGATATAGCCATGAAGTTGTAATTTGCCACCCCTATCATTTACTTTAACTTTTGTAATTTCAAATGTCCCTAAATCGTTTTCTATTATCATTTCAATCTCCTATTTATTAATTATGTTGCGTTTTAACTGAATCTTATTTTAAGAATTAACCATCATCTCTGCAATTTTTTTGTAAAAGAATAAGGCACTTTTTCCTTCATTTTCAATATCTTCTAAAGCCAGTTGTATAAAAAATTGTTCATCATCTGATAATGATTTAATAAATCTCTCCAACTCTTCATCTCTAACAATGATTTCCAATCCGTTGTAATCTTTGATTTTAATCCCGTTGTAATTTGTCATTTCCTGTTCCTTTTTATTATCTAATTAACAGTTTATATTCTTGTAAATAAAACGCAAATTAATGTGTAAAATTTTGTGTTAAATTTGAGTATTTTTGTGTTAAAAATAAGAGTGGAAAAAGGGGCGTAAACCCCCATAAATACACACTTAGAGAGGTTTTTTTGAGTGGACAGAGATTATATGTAAGTATAATAGGTGTCAAACTCCGTAAAATAGGGGGTTTTAAGGAGTTATAATACACACAGCACAAAGAATACAGTATAATTCTTTTATGAGTTCAATAATTTTTTCAATCTTAAGTATCTATGTTTTTATCATTATGGGCTATCTTGCTAAACGCAGCTTTAAAGAGCAAATAGATGACAGAACTATCACACTC